GTATAAAAAAGGTGGTCGTGTAGGTTTTGGTGATGGTGGTACAAGTAATAGAGAAAATAGCGGTATCATAGCAATGGAAATGATTGACCCTGAGACAGGTAAAAAGAAAGAATTCTTTGGAAGTCTTTATGATGAAAATATAATGAGTGGTATAATTACTGGTTCAATAACACCTTTAGAGAGTCACCCACTTTTAGAAGGTGAAAAAGAAGAATTTTTAAATATACCTTCCGCTAATCCTTACAGAACTTTGTTGGGTATGAAAAAAGGTGGTCGTGTAGGATTAGCCTTTGGTGGTGATCCTGATGATATACTATTAGAGCCAGAAGAAGATGATACACAAAGTATTATTAATCAAATTTTAAAAGGTGGCGGTATTAGCACAGCCATGGGTGATCCTGAAGATATACCCACACTTGATAATGATTTAGGTGAAGATGAAATATTACAAATTTTAAAAGATGGTTATGCCATGGGACCTAGAGATGGTCAACCAACAGGTGATTCTATTCTTGACTCTTTAATAGAAGAATCCATAGATGAACAAAAAGGAAGAATGATGGCTGGTAATAGATTAAGTCCTAACGATATTCAAAAAATGAGAATTAACTTTGATATACTGGAAAGAGGCGAAACCATGTCTCTATCAGAATATTTACAAAGTGGTTTAGCAATAAGAGATTTAAGAGATAATTATAAAGAAGGTGGAATTGCAGGTTTAAAAATGGGTGGTATGCCTTCTATGGAAATGGATTATAGGGGTGGTGGCTTTATACCGGTGGGGTCTAAAGAGAAAGCTGATGACGTTCCGGCAAGACTATCAAAGAATGAATTTGTTATGACGGCTGATGCCGTAAGAGCTGCCGGTGGCGGTAGTGTTAATAAAGGAGCACAAAGGATGTATCAATTAATGAATGGATTAGAGGCTCGAGTATAATGGCTGAAAATATTAATATAAATAAACCTGCTCCGTTTATTGAATCAGCTGGAATAACATTAACTGAAAGGTTAATGCCTTTTTTAAATCCTGCTAATGCAACAGATACTTCTTCTTATGCTACTCAAGTAGCCAATCAAAATGCCCTACAACAACAAGCTCTACAACAACAATTATCCTCTGCAGGGCTAGGTCAAGCTACTTTTGATCCAACTACAGGAGGATTAAGTGGTGTTGGACAAGGAACAGGACTTGGAGCTTTTGAACCATTTTTATCACAAGCAGGAACCGATGCTACAGCAGCACAAAGTTTAACAGGACCTGGTGCTTATCAAGATTTTATGTCACCTTACCAACAAGAAGTTATTGATACTTCTCTTGCTGGTCTACAAAGAGAAAGAGATGTTGCAAGACAACAAATAGGAGATAATGCTTTTCAAGTAGGAGCTTTTGGTGGTGGAAGACAAGGTGCTCAAGAAGGAGAATTTGATGCAATGACAGCAATGAACAAAGCACAGCTCGAAGCACAACTAAGAGCACAAGGCTTTCAAAATGCACAAACATCAGCACAACAAGCTTTTGGTAATCAACAAACATTATCTGCTAATCAACAAGGACTAGCTCAACTAGCACCACAATTAGCACAAGAACAAGCAATGAATTTAGGTCAACTAGGACAAACACAACAACTACAAAACCAAGCGATTCTCGATGCACAAAGAGATGCTGCAAGAGAAGCTGCCTTTGAATCACAACAAAGAGTAGGATTTACAGGACAACAACTTACAGGATTAATTGGTGGTTATCCAGCATCCGCAGGTTATCAAACAACAACATCACCAGGTAATAGTCCACTACAAAATATTTTAGGTGTAGCTGGAATTGGTGGCGGTATTTATGGAGCATTAAATAATCAATGAGTAGAACTTTAAATAGACCGATGTTTAGACGTGGTGGAAAAGTCGATAGCCGTGGAACGGGGATCACGACTGGCTTGATGCCTAGAAAAAATTACGCTCAAGGTGACTTAGTAACTGGTCCGGGAGGTATGAGCGAAGCAACAGCAACTGGATATCTCGCACAAAATCCAAATATAAATACAACTCTCGGAGTTAATTCTAATTATGATAGTATAAGTGAATTAATGGGTGATACACAAAAACTTAGAGATGAGTTTGATTTAAATTATGAAATGCCAGAACCAGAAAAAGGTTTAAGTATGTCTGATTATGTAAAAATTTTTGGAACAGGAGCAGATATACTTTTAAGTCAAAATCCAGATACAGTAGGTGAAAAAGTTAAAGAAACTGCTGGTGATATAGCTAGTAATATAGATAAAAGAAAAGCACAAGAAATATTAAATAAAGAAAAAGCATTTGGAGTTAAATCTAGTGATTTTGAAGCAGCCAATAAGAATCTTATGGATAAACAAAAAGCAGAATATGATAGAGAAACTCTTTTGAAGGTACAACAAGAAAAAAATAAATCTGACGCAAGTGGTAAAACATATATGTTGGAAGTTAGATCCAAAATGCTTGAAGAAGCTAATATTAGAATGGATAAAATAAATGAGTCTTTACGAGACGAAAATCTTTCTGATGACGCAAAAAAAGATTTAATGAATGAAAAACGAAGAGTAATGGATGATATAGATAATTTAAAAAGAAAAGATAATACTATTTTAAATTACGTTATAGATCTTGATAAAGAACAAGGTGGAGAACTGAACATTAAGATAAAAAAACATCAAACTTTACAAGCTCAATTAAGAGAAGCTAATAAAGTAGTAGTAGGTCCCGATTCAATCTTTCAATCACAAGAGGACAAAACACTAGCAGAAAAAAGTTTAGAAAAGAAAATAGAAGCAATGGATGCAGAAATTACACAGATAGTAGCTGGTTACACAGCACTTGTAGCTACCTTGACCGGAAGTAGTACGGAGTATCAAGCTGAAGGTGGTAGAGTTGGTTTACAAGAAGGCGGTATGTCTAATCAACAAGCAAATTCTGTTGAAATGCCTAGTTATCAATTATTAAGATCTCAATTACCTCCAGAAATATCTGATGAAGTAGTTAAATTAATTTCAATGAGTCCTCAAGCTTTAGCAGCTTTTGCTGAAATTGAAACAGAACAAGACGTTGCAAACTTTAATAATACTTTTCAAACAAATTTAGTTATTCCGGCAGGATCTTAATAAAATGGGTCTTTTTGATCGTCCTTCTTCAGTTAATTTTAAAGATGAATCAGCAAAATTTCAAGAAAGTTTACAGGAAAGTTTAATAAAAGAATTACAAGAAGCAAAAAATAAAGAAGCGGGAATATTTGAAGAAGATTTAAGTGCTCAAGATAGAATTAAAAAACAAAAAGAGTCTGGTTTTTTAAAAAATATTTTTGAAAACAATCCGGAAAGCCTTTTAAAAAAACCTGTGATTAGACTTCTTACTGGTCAGGGTATTATAAAGCCTAGTGAAAGAATAGATCCAAATTATAAAGACACTGAGATTCAAAAAATTGTAAGAAGCGGTTTAGGTAGGGCTGCATATTCTACGGCTGATGCATTGGCTTTGCTTGCGGATGTATCACTACCTTCTGAACTTGCTGTAAGGGTTTTTAATCCAAAACTTTATGAAGAATTAAATTTAGGTAAAAATTTCAATGAAAAAATAGATAAGATATATTTAAATGCAAATATAGAAGATCCAGAAACAGCTTTAGGTGAAATAGGTTCTGTATTAATAGAATACGGTATACCCACTACTATGAGTTACAAATTTCTACAAAATCTTGTAAAAGTAGGAAAATTTGCAGGAAAAAAAATAACTCAAACAATAAAAAAACCAAAAAGTGGACCTTGGGGAGCAATAGAAACAGTAGTAAAACAACCAAAACCTATTTCTGGAATAGCTAAAATAGCTAGAAACACAATTGTAGGTGGTGCTAGTTTTGCAGGAACAGAATTTTTAGCTGGGAGTAGAGAGGGAATAGAACCTTTTGATAAAATTCCTATACCTGATTTTATTACAAAAGCTACAGGGTTAGAAGATATAGAATTAGATAAATTAGAAAGTTTGGAAGGATTAACAGGAGATGATTTAATTGCAGCAAAATTTAAAAATAGACTTTTATATCTTAAGCAAGGTGGTTCTTTAGGACTTGTTTTTCCTATAGCGGGAAAAATTTTAAAAGGTGCGGGTAAAATAAGTGGGTATGCAGGATCAAAATTAGGTGGATTCGGAATGACTGTTGGTTCTAGAATATTAGCTAGAGCAGATTTAATACCTTATTCAAAAACGATAACTCGAGAAGTTAAAGAATTTGCAGGAGTTGGAGTTGATGTGATTCGAGAACCTATTAGTAAGATATTAAAATTATATGCTAATAGAGGAACTGGGGATTTATTTAGAACACTACCTAAGTTTGAAAAATGGAGAAAATTCGACATTACCTCTACTGATCCTGTTTTAAGAAGATTAAAAAAATTAGATAAATATACTGGATTAGAAGCTTTTAGATCTGCTTCAAGATTTACAGTACAAGAATTTACAGTAAAAAGTGGAGCAGAAAAATTCCTAAAAAGTGAGAATAAAAAAGTTCAAAAATATTTAGATAGTATTTATAAGAATATATATGGTTTAGCTAAAAGTTTTGGCAAACAATATGATGCAAAAATGTCTAGTCCTGCTTTACAAGAGCAGCAATTGGAAATGGTTTTAGAATTTATAAAAGGACAAAGAACAGTACAAGAATTACCTGAAGTATTGCGAGAAGCAGCGAAAGGTTTAGAAAAATCAGTAACAAAAATTAAAAAAAGATATTTTAATTTAATGCCTGATGGAGAACTTAAAAATTTCATGCAACAAGATATAAAAAGTTATATGAAAAAAAGTTTTTCTTTATTTACAACTGAAAATTTTACTCCAAATCCTTTTTACAAAGAAAAAGCAATAGACTGGATACAAAAAAATGTTATTGAAAAGAATAAAGATTTAAAAGAATCAGCGTTAAGAGAAGGATTAAAAAATGGTTTAACTCAAGAAGAAGCAATAAGGGAAAGTGCTAGAAAAAATTTAGAACAAATTCTACTAAAAGGAAAAGCTGAGGGCAAAGACCCTTTAAAAAATATGAGATATATATCTAATAACTTATTAAGATTAGATAAATTTGTAGCAACAGGAGAGGAATTACCTAAAGCAATTAGAAAAGTTTTGGGAGAAGAAAAAGGTAATCTTCGATCAGACGTTTTATTAACAACAACGGAAATGCTGACACAATCTACAAATAAAATATTATATGACGAATTAGGTGCTTTAGGTTTAAAAGAAGGATGGTTATTTGAGAATCTAGAGGACGCTGTTAATGCTGGAGTAAGTGGAGAAAAAATTAATAGTTTAGCAGGATTAAGAATAGAAAAATACGGTTTAACATCGAAAACTGCTGAAAAGTTTGCTAGTAATGAAATAGCTGAAACAATGCGAACAGGTAAACAGTTGTTTGATAGTGTTATACAAAGTAGTTTATATTTAGGTTTATTACAAGCCAAGGCAGTAACTCAATACGGTTTAACTGTTCTTTCTCCAGCTACTCAAGTAAGAAATGTTTTATCTGCTTCCATGTTTGCTTTATTTAATGGTCACATAGGTGGTAATGCTTCTTTAACAAACGCTTTTACAATGGTTGCAGATGATATTTTTGGTGCAGGGAAAGTAATAGACGAAGCAGCTTTCATAGAAAGAATTTCTAGAAAAGTGGAATTAGGAGTTATGGATGAAAACGTTGTTTCAACGGAATTAAGAAAAATTCTTGATGATGTTAGAAGTGGTAAAATAGGTGATACAGAATCTTTTATAGAAACATTAAGCAATATTAAATTTACTAGTAAGGCAACAGAACTTTATGGTGGTGGTGATAACTTATGGAAATTTTTTGGACATGAGTTTGTTATGTCTCAATTAAGACCAGCTATGATACGAAACGGATTAAATAATTTTGATGATGTTATAAAATACCACAAAGAAATTATGGGTGTTGAATTTAACCCTAATAATATTTATTCAGGAACTAAAAAAACTATGGATGAGGCAATTGAAGAGATGGCTGCATGGTCTATAAGAAATACATATCCAACATACAGTATGGTTCCTCCAATCATACAAGCAATAAGAAGACTACCTATTGGAAACTTTGTGGCTTTTCCTGCAGAAATGTGGAGAACTTCTTATAACGCTTTAGAAATAGCTATGAAAGAAATATCATCATCTGATCCAATAATTAGAGAAATGGGATATAGAAGACTTATGGGTGGTGTAACTGTTCATGGAGGATATGGTGTAGTTGCTCCTGCTATTGCTAGTAATTTAACTGGAATAACACAAGAATTTATGAATGATTATAAAAGAGATTTAGGTGCTAATTGGGAAAGAGATTCTGATTTAGTTCCTATGAGTAAAATGGGAACAGGAGATAGAAAAGGTATGTTTAAATATGTAAATCTTTCTTACTTTAATCCTTATGCTATGGTTCAAGCTCCTTTCAAAAAAATGTATAAATTTGCTTTTAGTCCAAAAGATCGTTATCAACCAGGAGAAGTAAGAGAAACTTTTATAGATGCTTTATTTAATTTTGAAGATGGAGCAATAACAGGAGTATTTAAACCTTTTCTGTCTGAAGCAATTGTTGTTGAAAAAATGCTTGATATTTTGCCTGCTGGAAAAGGAGGTCGAGGAGGTGTAACAAAAACAGGAACAAGATTATATGGTGAATATGCTGAATGGGGAGAAATATCATCAGTGGGTGTTAGTCATTTTTTAAAAGGAGTACAACCAGGTGCATTAAGAACAGTTACAAGAATAGGTCAAGGATTATCAGGAAGTAAATATATAGATCCAGAAAATGAATTAATTAACTTATTTACAGGAATTAAATTACAAGAAGGAAATATTAGTGATAAATTTAGCTATACTGTATATGATTATAATTTAATACCTAGAGAAACAAAAATAAATACTATTATGTATGATTCTAAAAGCTGGGAAAAACAAACTCCAGGATTAATATTAAATGATTTTATTGATCAACAAGAAGAAGCTTTTAAAGCTCAATATAAAATATATCAAACAATACAAACAGCTTTTAAAGCTGGATTTACTGAATCAGAAATTAGAAAAATGTTAACTAAAACAAAAACAGGAAATCAAAGAATTAGTAATACACAAGCGAACATTTTATTACAAGGAAAATTTGTTCCCATGAAGGTTGCTGAAGGAAGAATGGAAGGAAAAATACTAGACTTAAAAGGAATTGAAAAAGAAAGAGGAAAATATGCTACTGGAATATTTACGTATGAAAAAAATGAAGATTATTATTATCCAAAACAAGATCTTAAGGATATTTATTTAGAATATAAGCAAAAGAAATTTGATGAGTATAAAGAACTTAATTTATTTGATGTTTATCAAAACCCGGACTTAAGAGAAGAATATGAATATCAACAAAAAAAACCAGACTTAAACATTTCGTCTAATCAAGAAATTCAAACACCACCATTACCCCTTCCAGGAAATCCTGAAGAAATTACTACTGTAGCACAAAGTACTATTCCTGTTGCAAATCAAGGTAGATTAGGTATAACAAATAAAGCTAGAATTAATGAGTTTGGAAATATAGTAAAAAATACAACAGTATGACAATAGAACCTAAAACACAAAGAGAACACATCATTTCATTACACGGACATATAACTGGAGTTAAAAAGGAGATTAACGAAATTAAAAATAATCACCTTAAACATATACATGAAGATATTGATAGACTGGGTGGTAAAATAGACAAAATCTATTGGGTTGTATTATCTACGGTGGGGGCTGTAGGCTTAATGTTTATAGAAACTTTGTTGGGAATGCTATGAAGCTATCAGCAAATTTTTCATTGTCAGAGATGACAAAATCACAAACAGCTATTCGTAAAGACATAGACAACACACCAACACAAGAACATATTGACAACTTAAAATATGTAGCTGAAAATTTATTACAACCTATTAGAGATCATTTTGGTAAACCTGTGACCGTATCCTCTGGATATCGAAGCGTGGAGCTTTGTGAGGCTATTGGTTCTTCTTCTAAATCTCAGCATGCTAAAGGTGAAGCTGCAGACTTTGAAGTACCGGGGATGGATAATAAAGAGCTTGGCTTGTGGATTAGAAATAATATTGAATACGATCAATTAATTTTAGAGTTTTACAAAGAGGGTGAACCTAACTCTGGTTGGATACATTGTTCAATGGTCAAGGATCGTGAACCGAGGAAGAGTACTTTGCAAGCTATAAAGATTGGTGGTAAAACTCAATATATTGCTTGGGCCTTCCTAGATCCAGTCACCTAACTCTTCACCCATAATTTCATTAGCAATACTAATCTTACTTCTTAAAGCTTTTACTATTTTTTCGTCAACAGTTTTTTCTGTAATAAGATCTATGTAGGTTACAACATTCTTTTGTCCTATTCTGTGAGCTCTATCTTCTGATTGAAGTCTTTTTTCTAGGTCATAACTGTTAGAATAGTAAATGACTGTGCTTGCAGCCGTTAAAGTGATTCCATAGCCTCCTGTTTGGGTGTTTCCAACAAAAAACCTCACAGGACTGTTTTCGTCTTGATACAGAGCAATATTTTTTTGACGTGTGTTTGTATCAACTGCACCATAATAGGCTACTGTAGAGTCCGCTCCGTAGGTTTTTTTTAAAGACTCAACTATTTTTTCTATGTCATAGATGTAATTTGCCCAAATAATCGCTTTTCCATCAACTTCTTCTAAAACTGACATCAATTCATTAATACGATTACTTTTTACTTCTACTATAGAGCCGTCATCCATTTTTACATGACCACAAACTATCTGTTGCATTCTCATAAGTTGAGTCATGGCATTTGTTGTACTCACAATCTTACCTTTAGATTCTGCTAAAGCAGCTTGCTTCATTGTTGTATACATTTTTATTTGCTCTTCAGTTAATTCTACAACTCTTCTCATGAAAGTTTTTTCCGGTAAGTCAAGACAATCTTTTTTTAATACACGATAAGAAAATTTATCTAATACTTCTGTTAGTTCATCTAACCTTCTATAAGAAGCTACTAGCTGAACTCTACGTCCACCAAAATTTCTTTCTATCATATTAGCGTATCTAGATCTGAAACTATAATAAGATGTAAACCCTAGATGATATTCATCTAAAAACTTACATTGCGAATACAAGTCAAGAGGTGACTTAGTAACTGGAGACCCTGTTAAGATTCTACGGTATTTCGCTAACTCCCCTATTTTTAAAATGTTTTTGGTTCTTTTAGCTGTGGGATTTTTGATTGTCGTAGACTCATCAATTCCTATAATGCTAGGTCCTACAGTATTATTCAGGAATTTTTCTGCGAATGCAACACCTTTCGATGTAGAAAAAGCTTCTACATTCATAACTAATATGTTTAACTTTCCATCATTTTCAAATAGACTATCGAGTTCTTCTAATTTTTTCTTTGTTGTAGTAGGTTCCCATAAAATCATTCTCTTATCAATATGGTCAGCCATATGTACAGGAATTTCTATATCAAACCAATTTCTATACACACCTTTAGGTGCCACTATTAATGCATTTTTAATACCACCTTTGTCATACAAAATAGATATATTATCTACTAATACTTTAGATTTACCTGTGCCCATCTCCATAAAAAGAGCGTAAGTTTTTTTATTCCAAGATGCCTGTAATGAGGCTAATTGGTGTTTATACGGATTAGTCTTAAACTTATAGTGTTCAATCATTTTTTTTATCTTCTTTCTAATTGACATTTATACATTAATAATTATATTTATGTCAAGAAAGAAAATAAAATGAACAACGAAGTATTCGAGCTATATAAAAAAGACAGTTTGGCTAAGTTTTTAGATACGTTAAAAACTAAACCCGAACAAAAATTTGTGTATGTATTACAACATCCACCGGCTAATATGAATATATTAAGTGCTAGTGAATTTGGTCAACTAGTAATTTGTTTACCTATGTTGTCTCAAATAGTTTTTAGCTCATCACCTTTTATACATAAGATGAGTAAAAATTTAAGAGACTTTAGAAAACAAGATTATGTTCTTTGTTTAGGTGATCCAGCAATTATTGCTTTATCAACACCTATTATTAGCGAAACGACCAACGGCATGTTTAATTTGTTGAAATGGGATAAAAGAGAGTATAAGTATTATCCTGTGTCAATTGATTATTATCAGAAAGATGACATAGCCATTGACTAACAACATAGAAAGAAGAGGTAATATACCATGGACGAAAAACAAACGATTAACTTTGAAGAAGACCAACAAGAAATAATAGAGAAAACTAATTTAGATTCTCTATCACACTATTGTCATAAGCTTTCATCCTTAGAAGATGAGATGGATAGAATAGAAAAAGAACTTAAGAAAGTAAAAGATGAACACGATAATCTTAGTTCTGAAGTTATTCCTGACATATTAGCCGAGCAAGGCATTACATCTATAAAATTAGCTGACGGATCTACTATTGAAGTCACAAAAGTATTTAGCTGCACAATTCCCAAAGACCCTAATAAAAGGGAAGTATGCTATGAATGGCTTCGCCAGAACGGTTTGGGCGACATTATTAAAAACAATGTTGGCGTAGACTTCGGTAAAGGCGAGGACGACAGAGCTAAGGATTTTTTTAGCTCTGCACTGTCTCAAGGTTATGAACCTTCTCAATCTACCAAGGTTGAAAGTTCTACCATAAGAGCAGTATTTAAGGAACGTAGCGAGGCCGGCCTCGCTATGTCCCCTGACTTTAATACTTTTATTAAAGACAAAACTAAAATCAGCCGGAAATAAAAGGAGTAAGAAAAATGAATGAAGAAAAGAAAACAGTGAACCAAGGAACGGTAACTGAAAAACCAAAGACAGAAGTGTTATCAGCTTCTTTCTTTGAACAAGATGCTCAAGGTGGATTTGAGAATATGGCAGCAGATGATTATGCTTTACCTTTCTTAAGAATCTTGAGTCAACTATCACCACAAGTAAACAAACGTGATTCAAAGTATATAGATGGTGCCGAAGCAGGTATGATTTATAACACTGTAACAAGTGAACTTTACGATGGTGAAAAAGGTATCAACTTATTACCTTGCTACTACAAAAGGGAATTTGTTGAATGGACCGATAGGGGTGAGGGCACAGCAGCTCCTGTTGCTATCCATCCGGTAGGCAGTGATATTGTTGCAACTGCAAAAAGAGATGCTACATACAAAGACAGATTACCTAGTGGTAACTATCTTGAAAATACAGCGTCATACTTTGTAACTATTGTGAAGGGTGATGGCTCTGGAGAGACAGCTTTAATTACTATGAAATCTACACAGTTAAAAACTAGTAGAACATGGAACTCCATGATGAATAGTATAAAGCTTAAAGGTGCTAACGGTCATTATACACCACCGGCTTATAGTCATGTGTATAATCTTAAGACTGTATCGCAGTCTAATGATAAAGGAACGTGGTTCGGTTGGAGTGTTTCCAAAGTAGGACCTGTACAAGACAGAGAAGTTTATGAACAAGCAAAAACATTTGCACAAAGTGTAAGCAAAGGTGATGTTCAAACTACTCATGGTGATGAAGACAAAGCTAAAGCGTCTTCAGCCAACTACTAAAACTATGGGGCCCTTCGGGGCCCCTTTTTTATTTACAAGGAGAAACATGTTTAAAGTAAAAAGATATTATAAAGGTGAATTGATTAAGGAATATAAGACACCTATTTATCCTAAAGAATTAAAAGATTTAGACGAAAAAGATGAACATCAATCTTGGGAACTTATTAAAGATAAAAAAGGTAGAACTGTAGAAGCAAATTACACACCAACTATTTGGAAAATAACTATCGAACAAACGGATGACAACTAATAAATTTAAACAAATTTTTGAAGGCATGCAAGGTGCTTACGGTCAATATATTATTGGTGAGCAAGCTAGTAATGGAGTTAAACAAGAAGGTAAAGCTTTTATAAAAAGAAAAACTGTTACAGATGATCTATGGCAAGATCACTTAGACGGAAAAGATCCGGCACTAGGTATTATACCTATTAATGAAGAGAATAAATGTAAGTGGGGTTGTATTGATGTCGATAAATATAACTTAGATCATCAAAAAATTATTGTAAATATTAGAAAGAAGAATTTACCTTTAATATTATTTAGATCAAAGTCAGGGGGAGCACATATATTTTTATTCTGTAAAACATTTATTTCAGCAGCTCTCATGCAATCTAAATTAAAAGACATGGCTGAATTACTAGGTTACATGGATTGTGAAATCTTTCCAAAACAAACAGAGGTTCTTGTAGAACGTGGGGACACAGGAAACTTTTTAAACTTACCCTACTTTAATGAAATGAAAGGACTGCGATATGCTTTCAACGATAATGGCACCGCTGCTACACTTGAGGAATTTTATGAGCTCTATAATATTTATGCACAAGAAGAAATTGGTATTGACGAAATCAAAATTGAAAAACCAAAACAAGAAGAAGCGTTCAAAGACGGACCACCCTGTTTAAATAAATTAGCTATAGACGGATTTGGTGAAGGTGGACGTAATAATGCATTATTTAATATAGCTATGTTCTACAAACAAGCTGAACCAGATGATTGGGAAGACTTGGTAGAAGAAGCAAATATTAATTATATGAGTCCACCTTTAAAGTCTAGTGAGGTACAACAACTACTTAAATCTATAGGTCGAAAAGGTTATGACAAATATAGATGTAAACAAGCACCTATTAATTCTGTTTGTAATTCTAGTTTATGTAGACTTAAAAAATTTGGTGTAGGTTTTGATGAAGAAGAAATGCCACCTATGAATAACTTAACAAAAATTACATCTGATCCACCACAATGGTTTTTAAATATAGATGAAAAAAGATTAAAGTTTACAACTGAACAATTGCATAGTGCTCACATGTTTTCTATTGCATGCATGGCTCAAGCTAGTTTAATTGTACCTATTCCTAAGTCTCCTGATTGGAGAATGTTATTAAAAGAATTAATGAAAGGTATTCAGGAAATAGAACCTATGGAATCTTTAAGTGCTGTTAATCAATTAGAAAATTTATTGTATGAATTTACAGTCAACAGAGCTTCAGCAAGAACAAAAGAAGATATACTGAATAAAACACCATGGACCAACGAAGGTTATACACATTTTAAAATGGATGATTTTTATAATTGGGCAAAGAAAAATAATTGGGAACTAGATAAAACTAAGACCGGTAACCTTATGATGGAGTTAGATTGTTATGATGGTGAGATAAGAAGTTTAGAAATTAAAGGTACAAATCCAAGAATAACTAGGATTAAATCATTAAAGTCAATTAAACAAACAGTCAGTGATAGACCTTACAAAGAATCTAATTACTGATGAAAACAATCATATTAGGCCCACCAGGTACAGGTAAGACAACAACTTTATTAAATTTAGTAGATCAGTTTATACAACAAGGTGTGAGACCAAAACAAATAGGATATTTTTCTTTTACTAAAAAAGCTGTCAATGAAGCCATATCAAGAGCAGCTAACAAATTTAATTTAGACGCTAAAGAAGATTTAAAATTTTTTAGAACACTACATTCTTTTGCTTTTAGATTGTTGGGTACAAGTAAAGAACAAATGATGAGTAACAGAGACTATCTGGAGTTTGGTAAGAAGAATGGTTTAATTATTAAAGGTACATCATATTCAGAAGATGATGGCGTTTTTAATTCAGACTGTGAAGAGTTAAAAATTATAGAACGAGCAAGGATTAAAGGTATTTCTTTAGAAGATGAGTATGACATGAATGAACATCTTACAGATGTGGAACGTGGAACGCTGATATTGTTAGATCAAGAATTAAAAAAATATAAAAAAGAAAATGGCATGAAAGATTTTACTGATCTTATAGAGGATTTTATTAATGAGGCTGAAGTACCACCTTTTAAAGTTTTGTTTATAGATGAAGCACAAGACTTAAATAGATTGCAATGGAGAATGGTTAGAAAAATTTGGATTAAATCAGAAAAAACTTATATAGCAGGAGATGACGATCAAGCAATATTTAAATGGGCCGGAGCAGACATAGATCATTTTATTGCATTGAAGAATGAAGTTGATGAAATTAAAACATTAAAACAATCTTACAGAATACCAGGTGGTCCTATTCATGAACTATCACAAAGAATAATTAAGAATGTAGAAAATAGATTTGATAAATCATATAAGTCAAAAGATGAACAAGGTATTTTAAAATATTATTCTGATGTTACACAGGTAGATATGGCAAAAGGTGAGTGGTTAGTTCTATCTACAGCACATCATTTTTTAAATGATGTTAAAGAATTATGTGAATTACAAGGTTGGTATTATCAACACAGAAATAAAAACTCTATAGATATTGAACTTTTACTAGCCATTAGTAACTGGGAAGCATGGAGAAAAGGTAGTGAATTCAATCACTTAGAGATAAAAAATATGTACAGTTATTTAGGTGATAATGTAACAGCAGGATTCAGAGATGCAAAAACTCTCAAAAGTGATACAAAATATTCTTTGAAAGAATGTCAAGATGAACATGGCTTACAAGTAGAGAGTGTTTGGTTTGAAGCTTTTGATAAATTAGATCCCGTAACTGAAAACTATATTAGAAATATGAGAGCTAATGGTGAACAAATAAATAGAACACCAAGAATTTTATTATCAACAATACATGGGGCAAAAGGTGGAGAAGCTGACAATGTTTTAGTTATGTCAGATTTAACTATTAAAGCTGTGAAGCATAAAGAAAAAAATCCAGATGATTTTCACAGATTGTTTTATGTTGCAGTGACAAGACCTAGAAAAGAATTACATATAGTAGATCCAAGAAATTATGAGAAAGCATATATATTATGAGTTGTTTATCTTTTTTAATTGCTGTGTCTTTACACGTAGGTTTAGAAAATGATTATAATAGTATACATCCTCATGCACGGTGTACTTTAGATAATAATATCTTTGGTACTTATTATAATAGTGAAAGAAATATTAGTGCTTATGCTGGTAAATCTTTTTCTTTTTATAATACTGAATTAGAATTAGGATTAGTTACAGGTTATTCAGGTTTTGATATAGCACCAATGATAAGATTAAAAAAAGATTATTGGTTTATTGCACCTGCATATGAGACTACGGGAAACTTAGGATTTGTAATAGGAATGGAGTATAAATTATGAGAATAGCCTATCAAGATGGAAAATTATACTATAGTATAACTAAGGATGAATTCGAAAAACAAGAAGAAGGAAAACCAACAGAAATAGATGTTATGTGGTTACCACATTTGTTAAAAGATATATCAGATGCAAACTACGAACATTGGAGAAAAGAAATTGTTAGACAAGAAATAAAAAAGAATACAAAAAAATAGTATGCAATTACCTTTATTATTTAGACCACAAACAGAATGGGTACCTCCGATTGATTTAAAAGATTTATCGGATGCAAAAGAAATAGCTATTGATTTAGAAACATGTGATCCTAACTTAACGACATCTGGTTCTGGTGCAATTAATGGTAATGGTTTTGTTGTAGGTATTGCTGTGGCCGTAGAAGGTTGGCAAGGATATTTTCCTATTGCTCATGAAGGTGGTGGTAATTTAGATAAGAGAATTATTTTGGATTGGTTTCAAGATGTTCTCAACACTAACGCTAATAAAATATTTCACAACGCCATGTATGATGTGAGTTGGATCAGAGCTATGGGTTTAAATATCAATGGCCGTATCATTGATACAATGATTGCCGGATCACTTATTAATGAAAACAGATTTAGTTATACACTAGACTCTATGGGTAAAGAGTTTGTAGGATTTGGTAAGAACGAAACAAATTTAAAAGAAGCAGCAAAGGATTGGAATATAGATCCTAAAAAAGATATGTGGAGATTACCTGCTATGGAAGTTGGTAGTTATGCAGAAAAAGATGCAGAGTTAACTTTAAAGTTATGGCAACGATTACAACAAGAACTTACAGCACAAGATCTTTGGTCTATATTTACATTAGAGATAGATTTATTTCCTTGTTTGATTGATATGAAATTTAAAGGTGTGCGTGTTGACATGGAAAGAGCCAATACAATTAAAAAACAAATTGTAAAAAAAGAAAAACAAGTATTATTAGATATCAAAAAAGAAATAGGATTTGATGTAGAGATATGGGCTGCAAGTAGTTGTGCTCTAGCTTTTGATAAAGTTAATCTTCCTTACGATAAAACAGATAAAGGTAATCCAAGCTTTACAAAAAATTTCTTATCAACTCATCCTCATCCTTTAGCTAAGAACATAACACTAGCCAGGGAACTAAATAAAGCACACACAACATTTATAGATACAATTATAAAGCATGAACACAAAGGTAGAATCCATGCTGATATCAATCAAATACGATCTGATCAAGGTGGTACAGTGACAGGGAGATTTAGTTATAGTAACCCTAATCTTCAACAAGTTCCTGCAAGAAACAAGGACCTTGGACCGATGATTCGATCTATCTTTATACCAGAAGAGAAATGTCAATGGGGTTGCTTTGACTATTCACAACAGGAACCTAGAATATTAGTACACTATGCAAGCTTAGATAATTTTAGATCAGTAGATAATATTATAGAAAAATATAAAAATTCAGATGCAGACTTTCATCAATCAGTAGCAGACATGGCAGACATTGAAAGAAAACAAGCTAAGACAATTAACTTAGGTTTAATGTATGGTATGGGTAAAAATAAACTGATGGCTGAACTAGGATTACAGGTTGATGCAGCAGAGAAATTGATTAAACGGTACCATGCAAGTGCACCTTTTGTTAAACAGCTCATGGATAGTGTATCGAGGAGAGCTCAAGATAGTGGTCGAATTAGGACGATAGGTGGCCGTGTATGTCATTTTGATCTATGGGAACCTACAACGTTTGGAGTTCATAAATCCTTACCTCATGCACAGGCATTAAGGGAATACGGACCGGGGATCAAGAGAGCTTTTACATACAAAGCATTAAATAAATTAATTCAAGGTAGTGCAGCAGATATGACTAAAACATCTATGCTAGCATTATATAAAGAAGGCATTGTACCACATATACAAATTCATGATGAGTTAGATATCTCTGTAGAATCAGACAAGCAAGCATCGAAGATTATAGAAATTATGGAGGCTGCTGTAGAACTAGAAGTACCTAACAAAGTAGACTATGAAAAAGGAAAAAACTGGGGAGAGATTAAATGAATTGTTGGTATTGTAAGGGAGAACTTATATGGGGCGGAGATCATGATGTAGATGAAGAAACAGATGATTATTCTATAGTTACCAATCTAACCTGTAAAGAATGTGGTGCTTATGTAGAATGTTATTTACCAAAAGAAGAGAAAGAAGTATTGGAACTTACTGTGATTGATGGTAAAAAAGATTAATGTCATTTTTAGTAGCCAACTTACCACCTACAAAGGTATTAGTTAAGAAACAGTATCTGTATGATGGTCAAAAAGGTCATGGTGAATTTGTTGAAGGTGTTTGGGTTACTTGTAAGTCTATTGAAGGCAGAGCCTTATATTTTGAAACATATCTACCTGAGTACGGTGCTTTATATGATAAGCTTCCTATTTCTGCGTTTGTATCTGAACCAACAGATCTAGATCTACCTTTAGAAGAATTAGAACTATGGGACGCATTTAGTTATCATTTGACTGTGATTACTAAATCGAGCATCGCGGGTTGTAAGGCTAAGTATTTAGCTCCATCAAGAAATTGGCACATGGGTGAGTATCTTTTTACTATAGATAATTGTCATTCAGACGCTAACACAATAAATAGTGGTTACTCAGAAATACCAGAAGAACATAAATCATTTAATATATTAGGATTAGACAATAAACATTTTGCAGCACAGCCGAACAATCGTTGTTTATTTTTTGATAAATCATTGACTCCATCAAAGCTTAAGCAACCTGACTTTAAAGTATCTACTGAAGAATATAATGTAGAAACACAAAGTAAGTGGACAGCCGGAGATGATGATCATTATTTTTATGATCTTAAAGAACAATGATCGTAGTGTTAGGCATTTGTCATAAATGCGAAGAATACACACCCTTAGTTAAGCAGGAAGAATATAAAAAAAGGCTTATTTATCAATGTTTTCATTGTCATTCACAGTATGAACAGATGGTCAATGGTAAAATTTTATTTAATTATGTAGATAAAAAAGACTTAACTGAAAAAGAAAAAAAGATTAAAGACGAAATAGATGTTATTTTTGAACCAGAAGAATAAATTATTTTCTTGCTAAAATAGTTATATTTTGATATAAATTCCCATATATAAACAAAGGAGAAATAAATGCCAGATACAGCAAAATATAAATCGGTTTCTGTACCGATTGATACACACACTATACTAAACAAACTTTCTAAAATTTTAGTTGATGATACTCAAGTGAGTATTTCTAAAGTTATAGAAATGTTAGCTAATAAGAAAGCCAAAGAACTTAATGGAAAAATCTCAGGAAAATAAAGAAATCTGCCCGGTATGTAAGGGTAACGGTTTTTTATTAGTAGACAGCAATTGGAATAATTTTTTTCAATGTGAGTTTTGCTTAAGTGAAGGAGAAATAAAAAATGAACAAGGAACAGATGGAAGTCAGGATTAAGGAACAATCTCAACATCTACTTGATTTAGCAGAGAAGGTTATAATTTTGGAAAGAAAAGTAAGAAGTTTAACAGAACTCAGATACTCAGGTGCAACGAAGAAAGAACTAAGAGAATATATAAATTGGCATATGAGCCAACGCAAACCTTTTAGCAATAAATCTTCGTTGGTTGAATAAGAAATCAGTTAAAGGAGCGGTAGGGGAACTATTGGTTGCTGCAGAGTATATGAAAAAAGGATACTATGTAGCAAGATCTACAGATCCCCATTGTCCTTTTGATCTTGTGATTACGGATGATAATGGAGTTTCTACTTTGATAGATGTTAAATGTAAGTCTATTAGATTAAGTGGTAGAGGCAAAGGACACCAGATTAAAAGGGTTACAAATGCCAAACAAAAAGAGATGGGAGTAATAATAGTTTATGTCAATTGTAATACAGAATAAATTTCAATACCCCAAGACTGTTCGAGAGGCTATTGCAGGCCACAGACACTACGCAGTAGGTGAAGAGAAACTACCAAGTGTCACGACTGTTCTGGGTGAGACGAAAGATAAAAAATTTTTAGAAGATTGGAAGAAAAGAGTAGGAGAACAACAGGCCGAAAAAATTAAAAATGATGCAGCAGCTAGAGGTAGTGTAATGCATCATATTTTGGAGGAATACATAGCCGGTAATAAACATGTAGATCTCACGCCTATTGGACAGCGTGCCGGGACCATGGCCCAAATTATTATTGATAAAGGGTTATGTCATGTTGAGGCTGTGTACGGGATTGAGGCTGTCATGCATTATCCTGGTCTTTATGCAGGTTCTGCTGATCTTGTAGGTATACACAAGGGTGAAGATGCTATTATGGATTTTAAACAAACAAACAAACCGAAGCAAGAAGCGTGGATCGGTGATTATTTTTTACAATTAGCAGCATATGGTATGGCTCATGATCATGTCTATGGTACACAGATTAACAAAGGTGTTATTATGATGTGTTCAATAGATAATTATTACCAAGAATTCGTTGTAGAAGGTGAAAAATTCAGATACTATAAACACGAATTTTTAAGGAGATTGGACCAATATTATGGGATCCGCACTATCACAAGCACCTAATTTAGCTAAAGCATTACCGCTTATAGCCGGAGGTATTACTGGTGCTAGCACAATGAAACCTGAAGACATTCAAACAATACTTTCTACTTTATCCGGTGGTAATCCTACAATCAGTAATCTTAAAAATAAACTGGAAGGCGTTGATGCAGAAGTTGAAGAGGGTGAAGTGGTTGATGAATCTGAAATAGAGGAAATTAAAGAAAAATTAAAAGAAATAGATAAGCAAAGAGTTAGAGATAGAAAAGAAAGCGGAGATTATGAAATTGATCCCGACAAAGAAGAATTTGGCGAACAAGAACAGTTAGATTTACAGAAAAGATTAATTGATATAATTGGTCTTGCAGAAACTTTAGATGTTAGAGATGAGATATCCATGGATCGTGAATACATGGATGAAATAGATCCAGGAAGATTTAGTAAAAGAGATTTATATAATAATGAACCAAATGAAAAAAGACTCAAACAGGCTAATCCTGAGAAAAAGAAAAAAGGTGGAATGATAGATAAAGCCATATCTTATCCTCCAAGGAATTAATGGGATCTTCAATACTACAAACACCTAGATTAGTTCAATCACTACTACCTATAGGTGGGGGTATTACTGCAGTTAAGTCTAATCCTCAAGATATGCAAAATATTATGTCTTCTGTGTTAGGATCTCCGTCTACATCTACTATTTTAAGAAAATTTAACGAAGAAGACGAAGGTAAAATTATCAATTTTGAAGAAAAGAAAAAGCTGAAAAAGGATTCAGATCCAGATCCGGAAGATGATGGAAAAGATTTAATGACTATTTTACAAGACATTCAAAGTTTTAAAAAAGAATTAGAAAGTCAGGCAAATAGGCAAAAAGAAAATACAAGTAAAAAGATATTGCAAGAAATTTTACCGGAAAATATAAAATCTTCTGGTAGATTGGATATAATGAATAAATATGGGAACGAGCCCTTTGTGAATACAGACTTCTTTGTATATAAAGGAGGTAGAAAATTGTTTGCAACAGATGAGCAATTAGCTAAAATACAAAAAAACTTTAATTCTTTGATAGGTAAAATAACCACTTTAAAAAAGTCAGGTGGTATGGTTGACAAAGCCATATCTTATCCTCCAAGAAGCTAAATGCAGTATTTATTACTAGCCTTAGCATGTTTACCGGGTAATGATTGTATGAAAATGCATTCAGAAATTATTTATTTTACAGAAGAAGCGTGTATCCAAGAAACAAAAGCTATATATTTAGAGCTTTCTGACCTCATGGAGAAGAATAATTTAGTAATATCTATGAGTTGTGATAGTAGTATGCCTATTCTAAGACCAAATTTCCTATAAGGAATGTTAGACCCCCTATGTGTAAAAAAAATATTTTTAATAGGGTAGGGTCTGGTAATGGTGGTAATGTGCAATATAGGTTGATAAATAAGGTTAAAACAGTCAAAAACACTTACCTGAGTAGTGGTAAGCACTGGTAAATTCAATATCTCTTAGCCGTATGGGGTTTGAGTTTTTATTTGATTTTATTTACACTTGATGGGGGTCTAATATTCCTTATAGTAAAAATATAGAAATGAAACTACCTCAATTTGTAACTATTGGACCTTTTACTGTTGAGTTAGTTCTATGTCCTCATGATATTATGTACGAAGTATCTGAAGCTCAAGGAGCTTTTGTAGTTAAACCACCCTATAGAATATATTTAGATAAAGATATGATGGATAAAGGTGGCCCAGATGCTATTAATGTTTTAATACATGAGTTTTTACATGTTGGTTATTATCAATATCTTTTAAAAGAAAAAGAAGAAGAAACTGTTGTCAATTCATATGGTAATTTTTTAACTGAATTATTGTGTCGTTCCAATTTAGGTAAATGGATTAAACATAATATATAGCATATCAGTTGTGCCAATATAACAATTTAATTATACAATAATTAGGTTAAAACTTTTTTTATGATGAACATAACAAATAGTGCTAAGAACCACTTCCTAAACTTCTTTAGCATTTTATTTAAAAATAACCCTGAGAACGATTTAAAAAATTACTGTAAAGCTGAATATGGTAATGATTGGCAATGGGCTTATAATGAGTATTTAAACTATAATGAATTTCCTAAAACATTTAAAAGAAGAATTATTCTATAATACTATCAAAAGTCTCAACTAGTTTTAACTTTCTAGGTCTTTTAACTTGATCTTTAACATCTTCTTTTTCTTCTTCAGTAAGTAATACTTTATTATCTTCTAAAATTTTGTTTAGTCTTTGTTCTAATTCTTGCTCAGTAAGATCTTCTAGCTTACCATGTTTGATTATCTTTTGTTCTATGTATAATCCGGCAGCTTTACCTCTTGCAACTTCTGCATTCACAGCAGCAGACCAAGACTTAGCCTCGATTGCTTCTTGTCTAATCCTTGCTAACTCTGTGATATGTCTTTCATAAGTAATTTCATATTTCTTTTGCATTTCTGCTCTAAGAGCATCCATATGCTTGACGACTAAAGGAAATTTATTAGGGTTTTTAAGTTCTGAAGCTCTCACATGGCATGAGCCTTCTGCATAACCTGCTTCTAATGCACATTCGGTTGGTGACTTTCGACCTTCATTGAAGACCAACAACTCAGCAAACTTTTTTTGTTGTTCAGTTAATAATTTTGGTAATCCCATTTATTACTTGAAGTAATATCAAGTAAATCCTCAAAAATCAATATTTTATTTTGCTTGTAGCTTATCTGTAGCTTGTAGCCTGACATTCTTATTGCTTGTAGCTTGTAGCCTGACATTCTTATTGCTTGTAGCTTGTAGCCTATAAGTTATGGATATTATGCTTTCATTATTTTCTGATAGTTCTATCATACAGCGGGCTACATTAGCAACCCGCAATTGTTCTATTATTTTTCTATCAATCTTCATCTTGAACCATTTCAACGGCTTTTTTCCAAGCTTCTTCATAGGAAAAGCCTTGAGCCTCTAATTCTTCAACTATTTCGTAGTATCTATTATATTCCATTATTTTTTACCCTCTTTAAATTCTTCAGCGTGATAGTCTCTATCTTCTTTGTTATCATAAAAATTCATATACCTAACTTGTATACAAAAGTCAGGATCTAAATTTAATTTGTCAAGAAAAACATTTAAAGTAAATTCTTTACTTTCCTCTGTCTGGTCATCAAAACTATATATTTTTTTCATGCTTCTTCCTTTCTTTTATAATCTTCAATAACATCTTCGCCCACAATATAAGCATACATATTTACAACTTTTTCAGCATCACTTAGATCTGTTGACACTTCACCAAAATTATCTTTTTCGTAATCTTTAACAATACCAATAATATCAAAAGCATTATCCCCTAGCCATTGCTTAGCCTTATAGGTTCCAATGATAAAATAATCAGTATTAAAACAATGGTGGTGTAAGTCTTCTTTGTTTTCCTTAATCCATTCTTTGTCTTGCTCTTCTATAAAGTCATAAAAATGGTCCTCTATTTCAGATTTTTTATAATATTCTTGCATTTTATTTTTCCCCCTCTCTCTGGATAAAATCCATGTATGCTAATTGATCGTCTGAAGGCATAATATTTGCTTGATCTGCAATTTTTTCTTGAAGCTCAAGTGCAAAATATTCATTATTTATATTTACTCTTTTTCTTTTTGCTTGGTGTTCTTTCCATAATAGTGCATCAAGATATTTGGCTTGTTGAATAGAAATTTTAATATTTACTTTTTCGTTATTCATTTTAATTATCCTTCTTTCTGTCTTATTTATATCATAATATCCCATATTAGACAAATAAAAAATAATAGATTATACATAATAATTGAATGGTGATTTTACTGTGAAACCAGAAGCCAAACTGTGGCAAGAATTAAAGAAAAAAACCCCTTTAATTTCTTGGACAAGGTTAGAAAGTTCGGCATCTTTGGGCTTACCTGATTTACTTGGCTATACTGATACTAATGGATTTTTTACTGTTGAATTAAAAGTAAAATCTAGTAACAAAATTAGGCTTTCACCCCATCAAATATCGTTTCATGTCACTCACCCACACCGAAGTTTCATCTTAGCCAAGACCCTCGATCCAAGGTCCATAAAACTTTATTCAGGCTCCTCGGTC